TTAGATAAGAAGTTCTTCTAGACCAGTCTCCGATGGTATCATCAGGGTCTCGAAAATAGCCTTGTTCCGAACGTTCCCACTCCTCTCCAATCCGAAAGAGACAAGAATTGAGAGTAATGAACTCCTTAGATAAGAAGTTCTTCCCAATACTTGGCTCAAGCCCAGATCGGAGACAGTAGGAACACCAGAACTGGTGAAAACCCTCTGGAGCCCAGAACCCAATGTCATCTCCGTTCATTAGAACCGGAAGACGACGAAGGGGGATGGTTTCCTGAAGGAAATCTTCGAGAGCAGCGCGGTAAACACCCGCGTTGATGATGCAAAGGAAGATGAAAGAGAAGACACAACCCATGAGCTGTCCATTGCTCATAAGGGCTGTTTCTTCACAACCGAGACTCGAGAATAAGGTTGGGTCGATCATCGGATCGCGGTCGTAGTGAATGATATTCTTTGTCAAGCCCCTCTTTAGGACTTGATAAGTTAAGTCATCCCCTGCGACCGCCCGGATACACGCTTCCGTCAAATCTCCGTGCAGCTGATCAGTAGCAGCAGAGAAGTCCCCCGAAGTAAAGGGGAAATCGAAGAGCTGGTTCAAGGTATAATCTGAATTGATGAGTGAAGGATAAAACCCTAGAGTTTTATACCATAACCCACGAAGAAGATCAACCGAGATCGGCTCTCCGATGAGACGGAATTGTTCATTCCGGCGCAAACGAGACCACAAGAGATGTTGAAGTTTCTTGTAGATCCCGTTGGATTCGAGATCGCCCGCAGTGATTGGTCGGACCTTGAGAGGTTCTAAGATGAACTTGACTCGACACTCCCCTTGAGGGAAGTCGCCCGCTCTGACTCGACCGATAATCGAATTACAGAGATGGGGAATCTGTTTCGCCCAACCGGGAAGATAATAAGAAAGGGTTTCAACCCTTCCTCGTTCTCCTCTCAGTCATGCGATACAGATCAACAGGTTCAGTGGCTAGCGCCCAATAGTAGCTAGCTTCCTCCTCCCAATGGTCCGGCACAACCTCCTTTCGAGCCTGCGCGAAGTCTTGCGTTCCTAAAAGATCCTCCATTCCATCGAAATCGATATCCGGAACTCGCTCACTTCTCTCACTCTTCTTCTTCCAGTGGCACTGGATGGCCTCTGCGATAAGCTCTCCTAAGGGACCCTTGCCATAAGGGGCCTCAAAGGAAGCATTGTCGGAGAACCAATCGTGGTCACTGTAGGAAGCCCAGTCTGACGCCTTCACTTCACCGATCGTCTCTTTCGCCATCTGATAAACAGAGGCAAGGATCCGAGGATCGGAAATTCGTGTGCGCGTCAGCCGTTCTTGATGAGAGACTGCAGCACGGGTAACACCGTCGTCGGACATCTGGGGGAGACCTTTCTTAATTCCTTGAAGAATGGTCCACCGCCAAGCGATGTTCCGGGGACGCTGCCCGCGGGAGTACTGATGGATCATCTTTCCTAAAATTCCGGCTAACAGCTTTCCGTCCTTATGAATCCAAGGAACCCTTTGAGGAAGTTCCTGGGATTCTGCGGTG